GGTCATTTCCTGCTTCACGTCCTTCATATAGGTATCCAAGTCCGTGTTTTCGGGGATTGTGCGGTCTTTCAGCATGAAATCGGGAATACCGTACTTCTTGGCCACCGATGAGATTTGCGCCATGCGCTGTGCCTGTGCCTCTTTCGCCTCAAAAGCCGCCAGTTTGTCGGAGAAAGGCTTGATGCCTGCGGCGATGCCGTCGGCTATCAGCTTGGCGATGTCCGGCTTTTCGTCCGGCTTCGGCTCTGGCTTCGGTGGTTCGGGTTTCGGGTTCTCGATTGGCTTTCCGTCCTTCAGTCCATGCTTCTTCTCGTAGTTGACTATCGAGGAAGTCTGTGCCTGTCCTGCACGGAAATCGCCGTAGTTTTGCATCACGTCCTGAAAGCTGATACCCTCCACGATGGAGTTTACCTTTGTTTCGTCCGTTACACCCTCCGCTTTCTTGGTAGCGATTCGGGTTAAGGTAGCAGTGTCCGCACCCGGAAACTTCGTTTGCAGTCCTGCCAAGATTTGTTCAAAGATTGTCATACCGTATGAATCTGATTAATAATTTCATACGGTAAAGTTACATAGAGTATGTAGGGGATGGAAATTTTGAGGGAGTGCAGGTTTCACCACGGAGAGATTGTGAAGAAAAAGGCAAAAAGAAAGCACGAAACCGGGTGGAATCGCGCTTAACTGATGTATCAAAATGTCAGTACTCCTATTCTACAGACTGATTACCCTGCCTGCTGAATTTAGCTAATTGTTCCTGCTTGGAGATTTCATTTTGCTGCTTTTCGGCCTGCTCCTCCTTTATCTGTTCAATTTCATCCATAACAGAATCCACGTTGCCAACGAAGGTGATGGCGTGCTCTTGCGACCATATTTCGCCGTTCTTAGCCTTAATAGCCGTGTCTATCTTGTCGGAAATGTTCTCCAAACGGTAGGGCTGCATCTGTACATCAACATCAATGGTTTCGGAGGCGGCTTCGAGCGAAGTATTGATTGTCCCAAGTGCTGAAACAAGGAAATTCACCCTTCTCTGCATGAACTCGCCTACTGTTTCGTTGAGGTTCTCCACATTGAGGTGGGTAGACATGAATACATAATCAAAAGCCACACCGGAAACAGCGTTTCCCGTCCCTTTCAGGCTGTCGAATGAAATGCGTGGCGTGTTGGTTAACCCGTATATCTGAGAGAGCAAGGTTTCTACCTCGAACTTAACCGTCTCCGGCACTTGGTTCCAGGTTAGGTATTGGGCGTTGGCACCTTGCCCTGTGAGTTGTACAACACGGTTCTTTAGCTCGCCGCTCAACTGGTTCACGTCACCGAATAGCATCAGGATAGGGAAGAAATGGTAATCTATGCAATCAGCATAGTTTGATAACAGTTTTTCCAACCGGATGCGGAGTGTCTTAATCTTCTCGCAGTAGGCTTCGGGGCGGTACATGTAGACGATAGGCATCTTCTTGAACCCATGCCGGAATGAGCCTGTTTCCTGCCAGCCGTTAGTAAGTTCCCACTGATAGACCATATCCTGCGTGATGGTCATAAAGCAGGTTATTTCCAAGTCATCTAAATCCTTCCGCTTATACTCACGTGAAAGAGCCACGAGATTTCCACGGTCATCAAAGAACGGATAGAGTTTGTCTCCACGGAAAGGAGACCACAATACGCTTTTCAAACGGTACTCCGGTTGGGATTGTCCGAACATCTCTGCCACCTTTCGTTTCAGCTTCGCCCAAAAGCCATCGTCACGCACCACGTACCAATACTCGGCTACTTCCTGCTCGGCCAGCCACGCACGGACAACCTTTTTGTTTTGGTACTTGATTTTGTTCTTCTTGAACACCTGCTTCAACGCCGACAACAAGCCTTCTTCCGGCTGTTCGGGTTTGCAGTCAAGAATTGGCTCAGTTCCTACGGTGAAAGCCGTCTGAATGTTCACGATGTCCTGCTCAATAGGTAGGGCGATGCGGTTTGGGTCAACCAGCTTCTTCTGCTCCGGCTCGATATATTCCTTTCCCGTGGTGGGGTCGGTGTATTTCTTTTCAGGCTTCAGCGTCACCTTGATTTTGGGATATTTCTCTTCGTCAGTGATAATCTCATGCTTGTTGGGATTCCAATCGTTGTAGAGCTTCACCGCATCGGGAAGGTCGGTCTTGCGAGCCTTCTTCAAGTAGTATATCTTTTGGCCTGTGTCTTGCAGGGCAAGAACTTCTGCTAATGTTCTCATATAACAAATATTATTGTTCCAACTTCAATATATAATCCATCGCTGACCAACCGCCACGTGCGCTAATAGAAATAATCTTCTTTCCCATTATTTCAGTTGGTATATTATCATTCAATTTACCATATCTATATTCATACCTGTCATAATCCAACCAACTCTTATCAGGGTCGTAAATTTGGATTGTTCCCCATTCATCTTTCTGTGAAAGCACATAGGAAACAAACTCTCTCACGGTATATTGTTTATCGAGTATCACCTCATAATCTGCCGTGCAATCCCCATACTCTTTAGATGTTTGCTTGAATCTTATCATATCTCAAATGTTTAATGTCCGAATATTCCTGAATAGTCCTTTGGTTTCAAAATACGACCCAACAAAACGGAAAGTACATAGTACCGGGCGGCATCCACCAAATGATTATCCTTGTCTACTGGCTGATTGATATAGTTCCCGTCCTTGTCCTTATCCCATACATAGTTACGTAACTCCTTTTGCAAGTTATACGAGCGTCTGGTGACGAATATCTCCATGTCTTTCATCTTGTCAATACCCGCCAAGATAGAGCCTTGTCCTTTCTCAGTAGCGTAGATGTTCACCCCTCCGTTGTGTATCTCCTGGATAAGGCGAGGGTCTGCGCTGTCGGCATACACGTTTAATCCCCACGGACGGAGCGATTTCACAATATCAGATGAAAGCAAATTTGTACGGTAGTCTATCTCGTCCAGATAAAGCGCGTTGTCGATTATTCCGCACCGTACTGCCGCCGTGGGGTCTAATGTATAGCCGAAGTCCAGCCCGATGCCCACCTTCTTGCACCATTGCGGGAACTCGTCCACGATGCCCCACTTCTTGAACACAGCACCCTCCGCAACGTCTGCCCAGCGTCCTATCACCGTGTGGGCGTACTTTTCGGGGTTGTCCTCTTTCATCTGTCGTACTTCTTTCAGGAACTCGTCTGAAAGATGGTCGAGGTTGTCGAAGTAAGTGGTATGGATGTGCAGCACATTGGAATGCGTGGAAATCTGAACGGGAACACCGTCAATCTCCACCAGCTTGTGCGTGTTCTCAATGTACTTCTTGTAGATGAAGTGGTTGCTGTCCGTGGGGTTCATGATGATGATGATGCGGTTCTGAATACCCTTCTGACGGATAGAGAGCATAATTTTGTCAAAGTCCTGCTCATTAGTCCACTCCTCCGCTTCATCGCAGACAAATGTCGTAATGCCGTGGATGGATTTCAGGCGAGCTGTCTGATTCCCTGAAGAAGTTTTAATTCCACGAAACATAATACGCCCACCGCTCCTGCGGTTGATGATGTCCGTCTTGGTGGAACGAAAGTATTTGCCCGTTCCGTCCATATCTATCTTCTCCATCATTTCGGGGATGATACTCATGTGAGCAGACACCATCGTATAACGGGAGTAAAGGATGGTGTGGGCAAACGACCTGTCCAATGATTTCTCAAAGGTTAGCCGCTCAATGAAAGCGGAAGCATTGAATGACTTTCCGCTGCCACGTCCTCCGGTGATAAGGATGATGAATTTCTCCTTATCCGTGTAGAGTGGGTTGTATATAGCCTGTGGTTTAATCATTGGTATTGTCGTTTATCCATTTCTCGATGTCAATACTACCGTTGGAGGAAACATCTTCATCGTCCTCTTGCTTCTTCTCAACCTTGCGCCATTCCTCATCATGGTGGTACAGCCAAGTGGAGAGAGCCTGCATATTGGGCGGCAGTTCGGTTTCTCCCTCGGTGGTCTGTATCTCTTCATCTTCGGTATAAACGCCGTCTATTTTCAGCTTCCGGGTGGTTACGGTCTTGTTCTTGATTTTCTTACCGCCCAAAGCTGCTTTGAGATATGCACCACGCACGATGGAGTTGATTTTGCGGCGACCGCGCGCTAAGACCTTAGATAATCGAGCAGACCTGCGTTCGTTTTCCTCATCCGACCACGCTTCATAGTTCCCGTTCTTCATGCAATAAAACACTTCAGGAGACAGCGAAACGCCGAACTTATCATCCAGCGCATCCGCTATCTCCGCATCGGTCAATCCCTGCATGGAGAGCGCAAGGATTTCGTCGTAGAAATCATCACTATCGTAGTCGAATTTCTTGGGTCTTGCCATAAATTGTTATCCGTTATTTAATCCCATATATCGTGAACGAGAAACGGGTATACTGCCATAAACGTCAATACCTCTTCTGCGGAAATATGAATCTATATTATTAGCATATCGTTCCATTACCGCCTTCGTTCTATCCCTTATACTTCTTTGTCTTGATGTCCCTAATCCATATTGCCTTCCAGCATTATACATTATTCTTCGTGATTGCTGATATAATTGAGAATATGTTTTTGTTCTGACTCGGCTATTCTTTTAATCGTTAAACAATATTATTCCACACGCTCAACTTGGTCGCTAAAGACCTCGCCCTTTATGAATTTGGTATAAGGGTCATACCCGAACCGCTCACAGAAAGCCGCCTTAGCTTCCCAGGTGTCAAAGGACAGCATCAAATAAGCGTCCATGTTAGCTGCTGTTTCCTGTGCCTGTTCCTTGACCTGCTGCTTGACTTCTTTCATGTGGGCCACCTTTTCGGCACGCTCCAACTGACGGGCTGCTTTCTCGGCTTCTTTCTGCTCGGTTACAGGCTGCATCATTTCATCCAATGCGTCCGCCAAAGAATTTTCTTCTTCGGTCTGCAAAAGGAAATCACAGCCTATCATGTTCAAGTCAGCATCGGTAAGACCTGCGTCCTTGTAGTCAATATCGGGAACAAGGCGAGCCAAAGCGTCGTAATCCCATTGGCCGCCGATGTTCGGGTTATTGAGAGCCACGTTCAATGACTTCTCCGTCTTTTCGTCCACATTGATAAGTTCCACACGTAGGGTGTAGTCGTTCTTGTGCGTGGCTTCATCATACTTGTTTAGTTCATCCAATACGGATACTTTCTGATGCCCTCCGACAATCGTGTATCCTGTCGCTTGGTTCACGACGATGCCACCGACCACACCATACCGCTTGATGGAACGCTTCAACTGCTTGCGTCCCTCGTCTGATATGGTGCGTGGATTGTAAGATGCTGGCTTTATCTGCGAGCGTTTCAATTCGACCGATTTGCCATTGAAGTATTTGTTATCCATCATGTTTATTATGATACTCCCATAATATCAGCTCTGAAAGCGGAAACACTTTGTAAATACGTTGCAAGTCCTGCGGATAGTTCTTCTCCAGCCAAAGCATACAATCGAGGTTAAATCCGACGCCTGAACTGGCTTTGAGCGAGTAACGTACCGGTTCGGGAAGATTGTGCTGCTTCATGTATGCAAGCACGTCTTTCTGCGTCCAGTCGCTCAACGGATAGCACATTCCGTTGTTTTCATACCCGTTGGCTTCATATCCTTTCAGCATCAAACGCCTGTTCATGCCATCGGCTTTTTTCATACCCAAGAATGCGTAATGTATGCCGTATTTGAGTTGCATAGCCTTGACCACATCTGCCAGCTTTAACAGCTTCACTTTTGGATTAGGCACGCAATACAAGCCGCTGCGAAGAATGTATGTCAAGTTCCAGTGCGGTACTTCGACAAACTCAATCTTCGAGTATCTGGCTTTCACCCATCCAATCCAGCGGTCTATGTGTTCAAGATGCTGCACAAAGTACATAAACACGCACACTATACGCTCAAATTTCGGATAAAGCATATCCAGCAAAACAAGGCTGTCCTTACCTAAAGAACAAAAGAGTATCGCGCTGTCAGACTTTTCTCTGATAGCGTCAATACTCTTATATGTCCTTTCTTGCAGCGTCATGGTTAGCCACCCGATAAGCCTAAACCTGTACGAATGTTGCGATACTGCTGTTGCCGGGTGATGTAACGTCCACCCTGCGATAATCTGCCGGTAGTGGGGTCTGTCAAACCTTGGCGACCACCACGATAACCGCTGCTTGAATAAGTAGTCCTTCTTCTGACTCAGCCTTCAAATTAAAGATTAAACATGTTTATCTATCACTATGCCCAAGTCGTAAACGACCTGCGCTGCCAAATATGGTTCACCGTTATACTCGTACTCGATGAGGTTGTGATTTTCGTCCTCAAAGAGTTCTATGCGTGCATCTTTGACTTCTACCAGTGCGCTTGCCCTGTCTTTGTTGTATCCAACATAGAACCGGATAGCGTCATACTTGCGTGGTATCAAAATACCATCTTCTTCTTTGCAGTAGCCTTCTTCGTCCAGTTCGCAATACTTCTTCTGTGTATTTGGACGAATCTCACGAAACTCTTGTGTTTTCGTGCCTGCTAAGATTTCATCAAAATACTTCTGTTTGATGATGAGTGTCAAAATGTTCATAATCGTGTCAAATTAAAAATCTTGTTGCGGGGGCTGGCTCTGCCCCAGCGGTCTCTACCAAGTCAAAGTAGCGAGATGACTGACTTCTCTACCCCGCGATAATACATGCCTCAAAGTTACTTCTACGAACAAAGATAGCGAAATAAATCCAGCCTTTCGCTTTCACTAAGGCCGGATTGTGAAACATTCACCGGATTGTTTGTCATTTACCGCTAAATTGATTATATAATCTTTCTGCCGCCTCATAGCTTTCTGTTGGCAAAGAAAAACAATCACCTCTATCTGTATAGAATCCAAGTTCTTCGTTATAGTACATCTTTTCAACAACGATGTACAAAGAGCGCAATATCGCATTAGCTTCGTCTTCTGTCAGGTTGCACAGAGAAAAGCGGTTTGTTTTATGGTTGTAATTCAGTTTCATAGCCATCTTAAATTAGAATAATAAATACCGTCCAAAATTTTGTAATCGCCATATAATCTCACTTCGCCATTATACATCATTGCAAATCGAGAACAGCCACATATCTGCCTTATCGCCCAGTCTGCCTGCGATGAGCCATACCCGTACCTCTGTATAACAGGATAAATTTTCGTCCTAAAGGCCGTTTCGCTATCTGTCATATCACCAATAGGGTAGATGGGTAAAACGCCGTTGTGGGCAAAATAAATGTCGTCTAAACTGAATGGGTGACAGTTTGCCCTACATATTGAGCCATGCGTGGCCAGCCTGAAATGAATGATGCAATCTTCATCGTCACTCACCTCTGACAAATGGCATAAGAAAGTACGATAATCCAAGCCCTTATGAAAATGATTTGTCGAAACAAAGCCATAACCGTTATGATTCAACCTTTTTATTATGCCAAAAATGTCCCGGCTTGGCATCGGGACATTCTTAGGCTTGTAGATGATGCAACACATAAGTTATCGAAGTATTTCAGCACGTTGTTTAAAGAATGATTTTTCTTTCACTGTCAAGAAAGGTATCTCATCTATCGAAGTGACTTCTGTCTGTAGCACATTCTTTTTAGACCACGCAACCAACTTAGCACAAAAGTTCACCCAGTTAGAAATCTTCTCGAAGTCTGTGCTGCCTTGATGCTGCCTGAACTCTATAGTTCTGTGACGTGAATAAGAGCAAGCGTTTACTTTGTAATACCTGTTGCCACTCATTACGTCATAGACATCATTCTTGCTCGTGCAAGATGAAAAGTCTTTGCCTTGCAGGCTTCTGCACCACTGACTGTTATTCTCGCGTCTTGAACGAGCCATGAATGTATCTATCACACTCTCTAACTTCTGATAGTTCTTGAATACGTTTACATAGGCTTCATCTGACAAATTTTGCGCACCAATATGCACATGCAGGCCAGTTGATACGTTTACTTGCGCATTAGCCTCATTCAATGCCTTACAGCAATTTTCAAGACTTTTCATGCCCGCCTTGCCAGTCAGTACAGGCGATACACATTCAATAGGATTTTCGCCTCTGATAGAACTGTCAGATACAAACTTGTAATAGTGATTGTTGTCTTCGTGATTGTACCCCTCATACTGAAAAGGCATTGCGTTTCTCGTAGCACATTCACGCATCACGCTTGAAGCTACCAGGCATTCAATTTCAACGCCAAACGTGAATTTAAATCGTTCTGTAACTTGCTTAGGCAGGTCAGACAGAATGATGTCAATCTCATGCTTGCGCAGCCCCAGTTTTATAAGGGCTTCTTTCTTTGATGTCTTAGAACCTTTACCAGTCTTGATGTCTTGAATTTCTTCGTTTAAACTCTTCATAATCGTGTATCTTTAATTGTTATTCAAATTATATTTTGATTATCACGATGCAAATATCAAGTTTTATTTTGAATTATGCAAGAAAAACAGAAAATATTTTCAAACTATTTTTTGATATATATTTTCTGTTTGTCTATGTATAATTTGAAAATTGTTCCTATCTTTGCATCAAATTATAATTTGAATGATATGTTAAGAGTACAAGAAATCTGCAAAAAGCAGGGCATTACAATGCAAGACCTTGCCAAAAGGATGGGGGTAACCTACCAAGCTCTTTATGCTGCTGTTTCCGGCAACCCGACTATCGGGAAATTGGGAGAAATAGCAAATGCTTTAGGTGTAGAAATTATTGATTTGTTTGATGGGAAACAGGATGAATCAAATGTGATTATTTGTCCGCATTGTGGTAGAAAAATTAAAATTGAAAAAGGAGAATGAATGAAAAAATAAAATTTGAAGAAATATTTTCAAATGAAAATTCTGTTAGTTTTAAAATACTTTCAGATGATACATGTATAGGAAGTATTGAAGGATATATTGGAAATAATACTTTAACTTCTGTGATTCATATTGATAAAGCATATCAAAAACAAGGAATCGGGTTTATAGCATTTGAGAAAATTTACAACACTTTGAATCAAAATAATAATATTCAACAAATCGCAGGTTCATGGTGTAAAGATGAAGAGTTTTCTTATTGCGATGATGGAATGTCTTCCAATCTCAAAATATTTTTGGAAAACTCAAACTTAGGTTTGTCCGATACACAAAGTGCTTTTAATACGCCAACAGGGAAATGGGCTAAAAAATTAGGATTCAACAAATGTAGAATTGATAGAAAGACAAATGATTCTGTACACGTTTCCTTCTTTAAATAGAAAAGCCGGAAGCATAACGCCTCCGGCTTTTTCATTCGATTAGTCCTTTGACACGTAAACGCTTTACGATTTCGGTGTAAAGGTAGTCAATATCCTGCCTGTGGGATTTATATTGCTGGTAGAAAAACATCACATCGTCAAGATTGTGCGAAATAAGGGTGTTGGTGCATCCTGTAACCTCCGCAATCTTATCCCGCAGACCGACTTTCATCTTGCCTCCGGCGAGTGTGCTGGGTGAATACAAGAACAAGACAATAAAGATAAATTTCTTACGTTGGATTGGGCTATTTACATTGGGTGGAAGTGGTTGTTCAGAAAGCAATTCCTTGAACCATTCATATATTTCACTGATTAAATTATAGTCATGGAGCATAGGTGTAGAAAGCTCCGTTTCCCGTTCTGAAATCCTTGATTTTTGTTCCCTGATTGATTTTAATTCCGCAATGGATGAAAATTCTTTGACCATAAGCACGACTGTTTGATAG